AAATATATTATTAATATTTTAGAATCATTTATAGATATAATATGTATTCTACAATTTGATAGTATAAAATTATTAAATGATTATGGTGGGGTTGGCGAGTTAATTATAGAGGATAGTTATATATCAGATGTTTAAAGATGAGAGAATTTAACCCAAGTTTTTCACCATCTTTGATAATATATAATAAACGATGCCAAAGGTAATACTCATGAAAAGGAGTCCATACAAATTCGGATTTCCATCTTTTGTAAAAAGTGCTGGCCCGTATTTATACATGTATCGCTTCACAATTGGCAATTGGAAAAGAAAATACAACACAATAACGAGTAACGGTATCTGTATTTCATCATATGTTTCGTCTAATTTATTTGACATGGCCTTATTTTTATCATAATTATGAACAATAATATCATTATCTTCTTGACTTTGGATATAATCTTCTTTTTTCAAAGGCTGTGGTATATAATTCGGCTGCACTTGTACATCTTGACTGATGGAAGATTGATTCAATGGTATATCGCGCGATTGTAACTGCGTTAAACCAGCACCACTTGCTTGTTGTAATCCGCTAATAATTTGATTGATTGTCGTTTGGTCTAAAGCAACATTAGAAGCAGCGGCACTTGATTGCATTTCTGGAGCAGGCGTTTTTTCATTTGCACTAAAGGATATATTTCCGCCAATTGTTCCGCCACCAGTCGGGTCAGTCGGTAAATCTAAAATACTTGTTGTGTCGGCCATATAATTATTATAAGAAGGTTGAATTATAATAATTACGAATTATTTATACGTTAGCCCATTATTTTGTATCGTTTATTTTGTACCAATAGTTTCTAATTTTGCATCACATTTTTTTGTAGAACTAGAATAAGTATAGCATTTATCATTGAAATTATATGTTTTTCCATCTATTTCATCGGTTGGTGGTGCGTGTTTAATAATGCAATTCTTATCTTTACAAACTACTCTAAAGAGTGTAGCTAAACCAAACCCCAAGATGACAGACATTAAATAACGCCCGATTTTTGTATGTAAGAATTTTGAAAGATGCATTGATACTATATTAATGTTATAGTATAAATTTAAAATACTTTTTAATTTTGTGCAGGAATCGTCTTAATTTTGGAAGAATCTGATGGACACGACACTTCTTTTGCCGTATAAGTATAACAATTATCTGCACTATCTTTGTATTGTGTTTTTCCTACATTTTCAGGGGTAGGATACACATAAACAATCTTTGTATCTGGTCCTAAAATATAGATAAAAAATATACCAACCGCAAAACTTACGATAAATGTGGGAATAGATATATATTTACTAATCATGTACTATATAATGCGATTTTTATTTTTAATAAACAAAACACACAAATTATATACCCGCAACAACATTATAAACTTTCCCATTAGTTGGATTTTTCGTCTGTAATAAACCATTTACTAAGTCTATTTTCCATTTTAATCTATCTGCTTCGGTTGCAGCAATAGAACCGTCTGGAAGTAATTCCGGCTGAATTGTGATTTTTGGTAATGGAACTCGGTCTTCTTCCTCTTCATCTTCTTCTTCTTCCGAAGAAACACTATTTACTTCTTCTTTTTCTTCTTTTTCTTCTTTTTCTTTTTCAATGGATGGTGTAACGGGTTGCTTTAAAACCAGCTTTGGTTTTTTAGCGGATATCATTGGAATCGCCGCAACATTTGCCGATGTCATCGGTTTTCCCTTCATTTGAAATTTATCTATACCCATTTTCATGGATACTATTCCCGGCGGATTTTCACTCAGGTCCCATTCAAATTGTTCTATTGTAACCGGTTTCTGAATAAGATAATAAGTATTATCGTCTTCATTAAATTCCACTTCAGAATAAGCATATTTTGCATTCATTATTTTTTTTGATTGCGGTAAAATTTCCGTCTTATATAATTCCAATGCATCAACGATATATTGTATATCTTGACTATTCTCATAATCATCAATTAATTTTTTGTAATTCGCTATATTTAAAAATAATTCCGCTTGCAATTTTTTTGTTGCGTTCGTTTTTTCTTTATTATTTGTAATGTCCATGTACATTTTTAAGGTATATTCATAATTTTGCATTGTATTTGATATCATTTCCTTTAATATATCAAAACTGGCTACTGCCATTTTTGCAGTTGTATAACCAAACAATAAATTATTTTTCTCTTTAATAATCGTTTTTTTATCCTCTGCAATATTTTTTTCATCTTTTTGGATAACATCTAAAATATCAACCGTATAACCAATATTCAAATCAATATTTAAAGGGCATGGATTTGCACGGTCACCACATATAGCGGTTAAATGTCTTTCATCAACATTCTCTTCCGTTATTGTCTGAAATTTTGTACCTACAGGCCGTTTGCAATTAATACATTTTTTTTTCAACTTTTGAAATTCCAATCTTTTCTCTCTCCAACTCAATCCTGGTGTATTCTTTATTTTATTCTTGTCTTTGTTAAAATTATTTTCATATTGATTTTTCAAACTATAATAAGTATTTAGTGCATCTTTGAACTCTCTGCTCATTCCTTAATTTAGATTCACATATTTATTTTGTATATCCTCCAAATTTATCATAATCATTTTCCCATTGAGGAAGTCCGGTAATTAATTCTTGTTGCGCAATACGTTTTGCATCTTGATAATTTTTTATTTTACTTAAAATATATTGCTGCTTTTCTCTATTTTTCATATCCTTTTCAGAGGGAGTTAATTTGCCTTTATATTTATAAAGAAGTAGCAATCCTAAAATAAAAAAAAACAAAGCTCCTAAAGAAATATTAAAAATATAATTATGATATGTATTTTTGAATTCATTGCACTGTTTTAGGGTTTCTTTCAAAAAATATTTTACACCGGGTTCTACTAAGGTTGGTTTAAAATCATTCATAACAGTAATAATGCTATTATATAGTTATTTAAAATTATTGGAAACCTATCTAAAATCATATACATACAAAATAATTCATTTTTTTTAAAAATTAAAAAAGTATAATTTTTAAAAATAAAAATTTAAAAATCGGTATTATAAAAATTTGGTTCTATTCCAAAAAAAAATATACAAACCTATTTATATGGATGGTTCATACATTTCTCTCTTACTATTTATTATTGTAACCATATTTTATTTTGTTGTTCTTAAGGGACCACAATTAACTGTATCAATCTTGCAGGATGGAACCTCGTATTCATCGTATCAAACATCCATACTCTATAGTTTATTCAGTTATTTTGTAATCGTTGTATTCACACAATTTGGCGCAAATGTGGCTTCCATTATGAGTACATGTGGTGGAAGTGTTGGTGAGAATATTGCATCCGCCGCCCTTCTTACATTTTTGCCATGGATTGCAATATTTGGTATTGTAATTACGGTTCTTATTGGGTTTCCTGGATGGAAATCGGCATTTTCAAATGTAATTGGTTATTTTGTAGTGAGCGGACAGGCCAATACTATTTTGTCGGACCTTCTTGTAGATACCGATGTAAGCAAATATATAAATGATGCCTCACAAGGCGACCCGACCAAAAGAGATGCTCTAGAACTTGCCGCAAGCGCCATTGTTAAATTAACTGGTAATATGGGACTGCTAATTAATAAAATTGTTCCTGAGAATTTTATGACTTATTGGACTATGCTTACACCACTAATGAAAGAAAAATATCAAAACAGTGGTGCAGCGGAAGAACTGCAACAAAAATTATTAAATTTAGTTGTTCTACGTGATAATATTGGAGAAGCCATGTGGTATGTTTATACTGCCATTTTCTTGACGTCCATTGTTCAATATAACATTGCAACACAAGGTTGTAATCCCGATTTAGCCTCTTTAAATATAAATCAACAAATATTCCAACAACAACAAAAGACGGTGAAAGAAGAAAATAAAGAGGCGCAATCTACAGTTTATGCACACTAATTATAATATTCCAAAATAATAAGATTTATTATATAATTAAATTTTATTAGTTTATACACATGACAATAGAAAAAATAATAAATAGCAGTATAGATACGTTTTATTTTTTAAAATATTCAAAACAGAATTATTGTTTATTTATAGAATGTTATCAATTAGATAATCATGAAAATAGTTTTAAATATGAGATGATTCCCAATACAAATTATCCCATTATATTATCTGCAGTTTGTAAATTCCAAAATATTATTCGCGACGGTTATTGGTTAATATCCCACTTAATAATAACAAAAATCACGTATAAATCAGAAATGTATGCAAATTTAATTATTGGTTCTACCATAAAAATACGAAAATGTGTTTATGATATGTTACTACATTTTGGTTATTCTTCATTATTTGATACGTACTATCAACTAATCAAAAGTAATATTTTCTTGTTTGATGCCACGCAAAGAGAATGCTATTTAAAATCAAATGTTCTAAAGACCGCTTAAAAATAACCTTTATGGTTATATCTAAAATAAACTGGATTGCGATAAATAATACAATACAAAAACGTAGGATATAATTCCTAAAATAATAGCAAGAAGCCAGACGGGTAATATTGTTTTGTTTCTATACCCAATACCAAAATCTCGGATACTTCCATCTTGATTATACAAAAACGCCGGCTTGAATGCTTGAATCGGGATAAAAATGACTAAAAATACTAAAATAGAAACAAGTACTGGATTTTTTCTAATAAAAGGAAGATACATTTGTATATGTATATAATGTAGAAATGTTTTTATAATTATTATTTTCACGAAAAATGTAAAATAATAATTTATTTATTTTTATTTGGTATTTGGTTTTTTTATTTTTTTTAAATTTTATCGGCGTCTTTTGGTAGAACGTTTTTTATGACGTTTATGCGATTTACGCGTCTTGCGACTGGTTCTTGTTCTTGTTCTACGACCGCCTTTTCTAGTAGTAGCCATAGTAGTAGTAATCTTTCCAATAGGTGCATATGGCAGATTCATTGCGTTAAATTTATCCATTCCAACTTCATCCATTACCATATTCGTTATTCTTTTTGCTTCTGCAGCATCTCTTTGTTTTCTTTCTCTATACTTATCTAATTTTCTATGACAATCATTTATGTCATAACTGGCGACATCCGCTATATTCATTTTTTTGTTCTTTCTTTTTTCAAGCAGACAGTCTAATGCCAACATTTTTTCCATATTTAATTCAGTTACAGCATCCCCTGTTTTCATAATGCTACCACTAATATTATCAAAATCAATATTAAGTATATCATCTGCTGCTATATTTTTAACATCTGCAAGAGTATCATATTGTTTTCTACGTCTTATACCTAACATTGATTTCACATCGGTGCGTCTTGTCGTTGTATTTCTAGACATCTTTTTTATATTATAAATAGATAAAATATTTATAATATTCGGCTAATCGTATTCTTCAAAATTCTCTTCTTCTTGACCGAAATAATCTCCGTCCATGTAATCTTCTGTTAAACCATTCATATTATTTTCTTCTCGTTCAATATCATTCGCAGTTTCCACATCTTCCAAATAATCTTCCATATATTGCTCTAAATTGGAATCCGTGACATTTTTATTGCGTTTTACTTGTTTTTCTATTTCCCCCAATTTTTCCATATAGTCATGTTCTTCATCATACGTTTCTTTTACATACTTGGTTAGACCTTTTTGCAATCCTTTGTTCCAAACTCCAAGTTTGTTTATTTTCAAAATAGTATCCGCATCTCTCTCTTCATCCGTTAATGCTTCCAATCTATCTGTAAATGTGTCTTTTTCACGTTCCTTTGTTTTAAAGACCAAATCCATTACGCCTTCATAAGAAAAATCAATCATATCTTTGTGGTCTTCCATAATAGTTAAAAAGGAGATTAATAGCTCCGCCACTTTTTTCCGCAATTGTTTTTTCTCACCCAACAAAATGGACGTGTCCATTGGTTCGGTTAATCGTTGTTCTCTCTCTTCTATTTCTTGTACTGTCAAAAGATATTCGTCTTGTTCTTGCTCACTATAATCCACCTTTTTTATTATCATCTTCGGGTCCTCTGCTAGTTTC